TATTTTTCAAGATATTTCATTTCTGATTCACTATCTACATAATATACAGTATGTTGAATATTATTTCAGCCATATTTCTTAATTGGTTTATATACAAACTGATCTTTATAACCATCACCATTTTTTCATCTATAATTAATCTCTTGAGTTGTTAATCCTACATACCTTTTTCCATTAGGAAAGATATGTACATAAACTACATACTGTCTTCGCATACTCCAATGATATTATCTACAGCTAAATCAACTCTAACAAATACTCCAGTACAAATATCTTTGAACTTCTGATAAAATGGAGTAAAAATTAAAGGATAAGAAATATCAACTTCTGGATATTGGTTATTAAATCGGTTAATTATATTAGTTAATGCTAATATTCCAGCTGATTGCTCTTCAAGCTGATTATTATCAGTCTCATCCCATCTTGCTATAAAATAGAGATTTAAAGAGTAAGTAATAGTATCCTCATCCATATTAAATGTATTTGGAGTTATATAAAATACATTATATTCAATAGTTGGGATACTATTAAGTTCATATATATCCTTACTTCCTACAAAATTAATATTGGGTTCTTCAAGAGCACAAGCTTTTAAATTGTTTATTAATTCAAAATACGTCATCTTACTTACTCTTTTTATTGTTATCACTTGAAGGGAAATCATAAGCTCTTTGCAGAGGACCTTCACAAGAATTATATCTCCAACCTTTACCTCTAGCTCCACCTAACCAAATAGTGCAAGATGAACTTGAATACATATTTGGATACATATCTTTAAGAGGTTTATAAGAATACAATTCAGGAAAATCATTATAATATGTAATTACCCAATTTTGCAATCTTGTTTTAAAGAAATCTGCTTTATCTCTATAATATTTCTTAATAAGATTAACTTGATTAATATCAGAAGTTAAATCTTTCTCATCATCAGTCCTCATAACACCAAAGTTACTAAGCTTAAATGAGATGGGTATAGTAATTTCACTTAATACTTGATAAAGTAAATAGGGTTGAATATAGTAATCTAGCAATTCTTTATATCTATGATTTTCTGGGTCATCTATAGAAGTCGGATCATAAATAGGAGGTTCTATTGGATGAACTGGTTTATTTGGATCTTTCCAATCGATTACTAATTTCTGAATCTTTTCTAAGAGCTTAGTTCCAATTAATGACTGAAGCTCAATATCTTGTGCAAGTTTAATTGCTGACTGAAGATATTTACCAGAAACATTATTATCTAAATTGGATTCTGATTTTATATAATCTTCAGATATTAATAGTACATTTCTATATTCCATAATAATATTTATAATTTTTGCAGGGTTTATTTTTTCTACAAGATCTAGATATACTAGAAGAATCTACATTATTCTTCTCTCCAGCTTCCTTAGCTGATTTATACTCACAAATAAAATTACCATCTAAATCATACTTATATACTTTTTTGCACTGACGTTCTGAAATTAGTTGTTTTTCTTTATCTGAGAGTTTCATACCTTTATTTCAAGGAGTTTTGCCTAATCTTGCCTCCCTCATTTTACGCTTGCTTTCATCTGAATGCTGTTTACCATAAAATGAGTTATTTTCTCCTGATCTTATAATTCTAAGACTATCTTTATAATCTTGTGAAAAAGAATATCCACAAGTACCGTCTCCTCCATCAGTTAAATTATACCCATATTTTGGATTTCTAGTATTATACTTATAAATCAGAATCTTTTCTAAAGTCTTAGCACAAGCTTCTGGAAGATTATCTCTAATTATAATATGCTCAAAATTATCTCAACCATATTTTTTAATTGCTCTGCTAAAATAAAGATTATTCTTGTAACCTTGACCTTTAGTTCCCCATCTATTATTTAAAGTAAGTGATGTTATTCCAAAATATAATTTATTATCAGCTATATTCTTATGGCAGTACACTGTATAATTATTCAACATTTTCTGCATTGTCTGACATTCCTTTTGGAGTTAAACTAAATGGTTCAATAGTAATACTATTCTTAATGCCGAAGATTTTATCAAATGAGTCACAAATTTCTGATTGTATTGGGCGTACAAAAGTACGATTATATAGCTTAAATGCTTCATTAAACTCATTTTCATTAAATCCTGAGCTATAGTTTAAACCGAACAACGAAGGATTAGCTCTGAAGGCACAGAATATTTGATCTCTGGTTCTCTCAGATAATGATTGATATTTCTCATCAAAATCATCAGAATCTAATCTTTCAATAGTAGTCTTATTTGCCTCATCTGCATTATATGAAATCAATATTCTGCCAGCATTCTGATAACCAGAGAACTTCTCATTAATATTCCTCTCAATCTCCTCTCTAATTTCATCTGTAGGTTCCCCATTATTAAAGTTAATAATAAGATTACCCATAAATCCATTATTGATGTTATTTAAATGGAATTCATTAATATTTTTCTCAGTTTCACAAGATAAAATGGCAGCTCCATAAACAGGAATAGGATATACTCCTCTTGTTATATAACCTTTATTATAAAATATACTAGCTGGATTTTCATCAGCAGCTCCAAATTTTGGATATTTTATAGCTTTTACAGACCAAGCTGTCCAATCAGTTGCATAATATAATATATCATTCTTTTCGCTTGACCTTACATTCATAAAATCAATATGATAGATCTCTGCAACTCTTCCAAGCATATCTCTAATTACTTGGATAGCATAACCTCCAAATATCATCTTATCAATAGTGATTTTTCTCATTATATCAACTATTGTTTCACCTTTCTTGTTTACAACTACTTCAAATCCTGGAGCATTACATTTAACATCATTACCAACAATAAAGTCAGCAGAACCATTAATAATAGATTGGAGAGTAGCAACATTTAAGTATAAATCTCATAGATATAATGGATATTTGTTATCTTCTCCCCACATTACATAATCTTTTCCTCTTACTTTAGTTTCTGTAGGTAATACGATATTACTTGCAATAAATGGATCAATAGCACTTAACTGAACTTTTGTTTTATTTTCGCTCATAACTTACGTATGTATTAGGTTTGTCGTATTGATAATTATTATTTTCATAATCTCCAATTCTTATTAATCCTGTTCCCAATATAGGTATTGGTTTACCAGCAACTAATATCTGAGTACCATTAGTAAGAGTATTATTATATGTAACCAGAATAACTGGATTGCCATATAACTCTGATCTAAATGGATTGTTTACATCAACTATAACTTGAAATTTATTTGGATTAGTAAATAAAATATATTGATATTCACCGTCTCTCATTCCTTCTTGAAGTGTAATATCAAACTTATAGTAGATATTCTCAGAATAATTCTGATTTTCAAGATTAAATGTATAAACTTCTTTAGTAGTTGTATTTTGCATTAATAGAGTATAATTCATATTTTACAGCAATTTACATTAGTTTTACATATCTTTTTCTTAAAATATAAACCAATTTACTAATGTATTAAAATAATTAAAGGAGACCTAAGCCTCCTTTAATGTCAAGTTTTTTACTCACTCAAAGTACTAAGAAAAAATAAAAACTGACAATTAGTTTGAACTTGCTAAAGTTCAGTTTTTAGATGTAGCTAATGATTTCTGTTCCTCAGTAAGTGCATTATAAACGTTAGTATAAAAAGTTAAAGTTTTGGTATCCTTTCCAGTTAAATCACTAACATTTGTAATAATATCAGTTACTGATTGACTATTTAGTGCTCTAAAATTTGCTAAATTCATACTTTTATCAGCTCCTTCAACACCCCCAAAATAAGTAACAATAGTATTAGTAGATACACATATTGAAGTTTTATTTAGATCTTCTGTTAATGTGCAATTATTTAATTTAATTTTTCCTACTGTTGTAACACCCTCATTATATGAACTAAAGTAATTATATAAAGATAGTTGTCCATTAATAACTTCAATTTCAGGAACATTACTGCTAACAGAATAAAAGAAAAATTGTAAAGATGATACACCAGTATCAACTTCATTTATCACTTTTAAAGTAGTTGGTAAATTAGAAGCATTAAAGAATGTTCTTGTTGCATAATTTCAACTAGAGGATAAGGTATTAATTAATTCTAAATTATTTAGTATGCCTTGAAATCCAGAAAATGCATACGAATCCCCAACACTAGTTCTTATATTATCAATATATATATTATATGTGTTTTGGAAGGCATATGATGCGTCATATACTTTAGACAGATCAATATGACTTGATATATCTATTGTAGATATGAAATTAGTCCCATCAAATCAATGATTTATATTATCTGGAAGAGAATATTCTATATTATTATATTGCTCTTGTGTCATACTAGAATGTGCAAATGTTAATCCATAATCATTTAAATTAATCTTTCCTCCACCACCTCCAGAAATCTGTCCTATCTTATCTGCATAGCTTCTAAAGGTATCGGAATCTGATACAGCAACACCTTTAGCTACAATAGCATCTTTAATGGCACTCTTAGTACCTTCAAGATACGTTAATTTATCAGAAATTGTATTTGCCATATTAGATATATTTAAATTTTACCCCTTTATAAGTGTCTGTTCTTCCTTTAAGACAATCTATAACTCTACTATGAGTATACCCATCTATTGATGTTTCAATTGCATTTTTATATGTTTTAACTAGTAAATCATTAATAAATAGCCCTACAGGTTTACTAATTTTATCAATACATCTATTTATTCTAGTTCCATATGTATTATTATACTTTGCATCACATCATTCTAAATTTTCTACCCTATTATCTGTCTTATTTTCATTTATATGGTTAACATATGGTAGATTGTCAGGATTTGGAATAAATGCTTCTGCTACTAGTCTGTGAACTTTAATAGCTTTAGGTTTATCTAAGCCAGATACTAGAATTACATAATTATAGCCATATTTATCTATATGCTGTTTTAGCTTTTTATGTATTTGTTTTCTGGTTCTTCCAATAGAATCTTTAAAAGTCAATGGGTTACTATATACATCTCCTGTAGAAGATACACTATAGTTAGGATAATTTGTTAATACTCTATTCATTTGGAATTTCACCATTAATTGTATCAAGAGTAGTTGAAATATTACCAATCTGAGCTTGAATTGCTGAGATTTCTCCATCTAACTCTGTCATCTTTGTATTATATGCATCTGTAGTTACATAGTTTGATAACTCACTTTTATCTGCTTTAAGTGCAACTTCATCTTTAGTAGCTAATCCAGATACATCAGGAATCTTATTCTCTACAGTTGTAAGCTCTTCTTTAGTAGCAAAATCACTAGTATCAGGAATTTCTGCTTTAGTTGCATAATTACTTAAATCTACAGATAGTTGCAAACCTTCTCCATTTCTATGTAAAGATAGAGGTTGATTAGCTTGGAATACTTCCATCTTAGAAGTTTCTAACTCCTCAACTTCCCCTTTAAGATTAGTAATCTCTGTATTAATTGGAACAAGCTTAGCATCTATAGATTGATCTACTAAAGGAGGAACTTGATCTTCAATACTTTCTGTTACTTTAGTATTAATTAACTCTTCTGCTTTCTCCTCAGAAATGTAATTACCTTTAGGTTGGAATCTTTCATCTGCTTCAATCTTAGTATAAGAACCAACAGGAAGTTGTCCAGACTCGATACCACATTTCTTACTTACATAGAAAGTTTGTGTATTTTTAGTATTCTTAAGTATAATCATAATTATCTAACTTTTATTGATTCCTCATACTCTTTAGAAGCTTTAATAGCTAATTCTTTATATTCAGCATCCTTATCTAAAGAGACTTCTGATAGATGCTCTAAATCGCAACTTAAAGGACAGATACATTCAGTAAATGAACTGTATAATTTAATATCCATTCCTTCTTTATAGTTAGTAAGTACATAACCTTCTTCTGGACTAACTACTTTATATTTTTCTTTAATTTCAATTTTCATAATTATGCAATTCGATTTATTCTCCAATTCTTTGAAGCGATTAATGATTTCTGTTCACTTGTTAATTTATCATATGCAGTAGATTTGAATGATATACTTGTATAGGAGGCTACTGCTGTGCCAATAGATTCAGCTATGGTTTGTAATGAATCCGTAGATAGATTTGGAGATTGTGCAAAATAAAGAATTCCTCCTTTAGTTAAACTCTCTCCTAATCCATTTAAAGCTCCTACAGTAACTAATTCTGGACAATTTGCAGCAAAACTAGTACAATCTGTAACAAGATGACAATCTATTTCTGGTGTAGCTGTTAATCTACTACAAGTACTAAACATATAGCTTATATCTGTAATTCCAGTAAAGATAAAATTACTTGGAATAGTTGTTAGATATAATGCTCTATGAAACATATGATTACAATCTCCTTTAAATGGAATATTAATCGTTATATTATCTATATTAGTAGCTCCATCAGCTGTCTCTGCAAATGCCCATTTTGGATCTACTAATACAAGATTTTGAAAATTATTCATTACAGAGAAATCATTATTATCTATTTTTACTCCAATAAATAAATAATTTGCACTTACTTCTTTAGTAGTTGTAGGTATTTTAACATTAGATAAAGTAGCACTATGTATTGTTTGACCCCAAAATTGATATTCACTAGACCATCTTCCATATGCTTCATTAAGATTAGTAATCTCCTGGTTATTTAGATCAAAATGAGATGTTTTAAAAAACCTTCCTTTTCTACTTAAATCTCCACTATTTAACTTTACATCTGCATATGTTTGAGCAGAACCTATAATACTACAAAGAGGTACACCATCTATATTAAGGGCTAATTCACTTAAATCAGCAGTAAAACTAATTACTGTAGAAGTAAGGCCAGATCCTCTACCCATTCAATCCCTTTGTATATCATTTATAGTTCCATCATAACTGCTAAATACATAACTACAAGGATCAACTATTGTAGTGCCTTGAGGAACTGGATTAGCAACTGTAACCATCTGTGGATTACAAGGATTGATAGGCCAGACTTTGGTACTGCCAACATAAATAGCAGTACCTTGTCTGTCACCTACATAAAATGTTTTTAAATCATCTCTAATATTCATATTATTCTACAATTAAATATTGTGTATTAGGATCTTTAGTTGATAAACCATCATACTCTGATTGAGTTAGAACAGTAATAGTATTTATTTGAGGTTGGGTTCCAGTTCCAGCTTCAATATAGTTTCCAGCAGGCTGAATACCTAAATCTGATAAACTCTTATTGCCAGATAACTCAACAGAATTAATCTGAGGTTTATTTGTTAACTGAGTATAGTCAGTAGTCCCTCCACCTCCAGATATTTCAAGATTACCTTCTCCTAAAATACTTTCACCATTAATAGTCTTTATATTAGTCCCAGAGACTAATTGCTCTTGATAACTATGATAACTAGTATCTGCTGATACTCCAGTTGGAGTAATAGTAGTTTGAACCAAAGTATGATTAGCTGTAGTACTTTCAAAATGGAAAGTAGCTTGAATATTTTCTCCTGAAACAAAACATACTTCTGGAGCTGCTATATCACCATAACCTAGAATATTTACATAATAAAGCTCAAATGGTGTTTTATTAGCTATAGCATTCTTAACAGCAGCGAAATCTCCAGAAAGATGAGTAGTGGAATTTATAAATAGAAATGGAATATTAGAACCACTTTCAATTTCTATATTACCTTCTCCAAGTAAAGACTGACTATTGATTGTTTTGATATTAGTTCCACTTACAAGTAAATCTTGTTTAGTAGCCATCTCTTTATCAAGTGAATCAATCTTATTTCCATCTTCTTCTTGCTTTGTTTTAATAATTGATATGTCTGAAGTATTAGTTGCTACTTGAGTAGATAAAGATTCTACCACAGAAGAATCAGCTTTACCAGCAAGTTCTGTTTTTGTTGCATAATCTCCTACAGGCTGTTTAGTAGCAAGCTGCTCATCAACATAAGTCTTATCTGCTTTACCTGCTAAATCTCCAGAAACCTCTGCTTCAGTTACAAAGTTAGAATCATTAGTAAGCTCACTAACTTTAGTTGGAATATCACTCTTTAAAGCATAATCTCCTTTATCTTGTTTTAGATCTATTTTTCCTTCTAAAGAAGTTTCTAATGTATTAACCTTATCATTAGTTGCATAAGTAGATAAATCTACAGATAATTGAGTCTTATCTTCATTAAAAGCTAATGGAGCTTGAGGAGCAAATACTCCTTGTTTTTCCTCAAGTTTGGCATCTACTTCTTCTTTAGTATATCCTTTATTAATAAGATCAATCTCAGTAACTTTAACAGTCATATTACCATTATTTACTAAGATTGCATTAATAACTACTAATACACCATTATCTTGGAAATAATAGCCATATAAATCAATAGTTTCAGGATGTTCAATAGTTGCAACAGGAATAACTATAATATCACCTTTATATGTAATCTGGCAGAATAAATAGAAGTCCAGATTAGTTCTAATAAAGTCATAGATATGTTTCTGTCTTACAGGATCATTCTCATCTAAATTAAGTAAGAAATGATTCTCAAAAGCAGAGATTACATTATCTATAATAGATATATTCTTTCCTGCTGTAAGCGTTCCCTGTTTTGAAGCTATCTCTTTATTAATAGCTGTATTTAAAGCATCAATTTCAGCTTTGGTATATTTATCTGCTAATTGTGCGTATAGAGGGCCATTAACAATACCAGCTTGGTTAGTCTCTGTATTATATATTGGAAGTTCAACTGCTTCTCCAGTTTGATTACCAAATACAGGAGCTAAAGTAACTTTAGATGGGACTGATTGAATATTAATGGCAGGTACGATTGAAGCTGCTCCAGATAATTCAGTTCCATTTAAAGATGGTTTGTTACGAATAGTATTATAATCTGCAGAAATAGTATTCTCTTCAATTACTATACCATCACCTTGGTTTAATTTATTCTGTTTAGAATTTATTGCACTTTCAGTAGCTTCTTTTGTAAGATAATTATCTTCAACTCATTTTTCAGTAGCATATCCATCTAAGCTACTAATAAACCCACTATCATTAGTTAATTGTGAAGTTTTTGTTGGTATCTCAGATTTATCAGCTTTATTGGCAACTGCATATGAAATTTCAGTTGTAACCTCTTCTTTAGTCGGATAATCAGCTAATCATTCAGTTATCTGATTATCAATATTTTCAGCACTTGGAATAGTACTCTTTATTTGCTCTAACTCAGAATTAATAGTAACAATATCTTCAGATGACGCTAATCCCAACTCTTCCGAAGTCATATTACCATTTAACTCAATACTATTGATCTCAGGTTTATCCTGAAGATCAAAATAGCTATTAGTAGCTAACTGAGAACCATCCATAACCTTAACTTCATCATCCTTGTCAATAACAATAACTTTAGTCACATTTGACTTATCTATTGTTTCAACTTCAAGGACATTAAGATAAGGAAGAATTGTCTTTTCAGTTTCGTTTGCCATATTATTTTTCTATAAAATATAAATTATTCATTATGTGGTATATAAACAAAATAAGGGGCAAGTAAATTAATACTCGCCCCTCTTTCTGTTATTAAGCACCTACAACGCTTTGGATAGCTTCTGCAGATAACTCATAAGGATAAGAATCTGAATCTGTTGAAAGTGTCAGAGTATAAGCATTCTGATCACCTTTAGCAGTACCAGTAACACCCGTACCAGCGGAAGCGCTTACATAATCATCTTTACCTAAGAACCAATACTTACCATTGCTATCTTCAACAACAACTGCAAGCTGACCAATTGATAAAGCTGCAATCTCTACTCGTTTTGCTGTTTCCATCTTTGTAAATACAAGAGCAAGCTCATTACTTACATAATTAACACCAGCACTTTCATCTACATTTAAAGTTGAGGTTAGAGAACCAGTAGCCTTTCTAAATTGGTAGTTATACCATTTAGCTGAAGACTCAAGAGTAATAGCTGAAATCATATTGCTCTCAGGATCAACCGTTACACTTTTAACATCTGCATACTGGGTAATCCATACCTGTTTGATTCCACCCAATGAAGGTTGGCAATCAAGTGTGATTCCTGCGATAGTTATTAAACAAGCCATAATTTCAATATCATTTAGAAGTTAATAAAATCTATTGAAATTAAGCCTTGGCGCCTAATACTACTTCGTCAGGGAAAGCAACTTGTACACCAGCGTTAAATTCAATAGCTAATCTGAACTCGCGGAAATCCTGTGAATACCACAATTCGAATTTCTCTTCATCGTTCATCATATCTACACCATAGAAGAAGTTCTTGTCTAACTGACCAGCAACAATCTTATCAGTTCCATTAAGACCATTAACAGCAATAACCTTAACCTGTGAACCAGGAAGATAAATCTCACCATTAAGGCTCTCTCCGCTATAGTGGAAATAGTTCTTCTCAACAAGTTCATTTACGAACTTACGGAACATATCGGCGCCAACAAGAATAGAAGCACCATCAAGAACCTTCTCAGGAATTGCATTATAAACTGCCATAATATCAGTATAAGCAGATACTCCAGCAATTTCTACATCTACAGTACCATTATCAGCAGCAAGAATCTTAAGCAGACCATCAAAATACTTCAAGTTATTAGTTTCTGAAGCCGTATCACCCTGCCAGATAGCTACCTCAATAGCCTCTTTTACGTTCTCTACAACAGCATTTACGAAATCCTCTTCAAAAGGAAGAGTCTTCTGACCAGCGGCTACCTTAACTGCATACTGAGTCCAGTATTTCAGCATAGCCTTATCGCAATATGCCATATTAATCTTAATATTACCAGTCTTAAGAATTCTCTGAGAAAGAGTCTGAGTTCCAGCCTCATCCCAACCACAAGTAAGACCATCACCGAACTGAACATCGGTAGATAACAGGTTAAGAGCAGCATCAGTTTTAATATCTGTCTGAAGATTAAACAAACTTGCACTCTTAGCTTTTAAAACCGCTTCCTTAATAAGAGGGAGACGTCTTTGCTCCACATAAGCAGGAAGAGTTGTCATTACAGGACTATTTGCCATAATTATTTAAAATTTTATAAATTAACCAATAAAGTTTTTAAGCTTTCTATCTATTTCTGCTATTCCACTTATAGGAGCAGTTGTTTTATTTTCGAGTGTTTCCTCTGCTGAAAAAGCAGCACTCATCTTACTCATTTTTTCTACAGTCTTTTCAGTAGCTTCTGACTTTCCTTCAAGTTCTGCTACTTTCTTAACAAGCTTATCTACAATATCATAGAGCTCATTAATTTCGCGATGAATAGCGTCGATTGCATCAGTCTCAGTTTCTTTAACACCGTCTGTTTCAACAGCAGGATCAGCAACTTCCTCAGCTTTTACTCTCTTAGTTCCACAAGCAGCATCAACCTCAACAGTTCTCATACCCTCATCTGGATCAACTTCAGCTTTAGGATCAGTAATGGACTCTACTTTACCGTCTTTAACAACAATAGTTTTGCCATCTTCGGTAACATACTCACCATCAGCAGCAGGTGCATATTCGCCAGTATCAGTATCCATTGTATATACACTCATACCTGCCCTTAGATCCTCATCCTCACTACCATCGTAAGTTAGAACTCCAGCACTAGTCTTAACATCGTTAAATTTTGCTAAGAGTTTACTAAGTTCGATTCTCAGTTTAGTTAATTTGTTCATACTTAAATTTAAAATTTTTATGATAGTTTTGTTTATTTTTGCAACATTTTATAATAGCACTATGATCAAAATTTCCGTTTCTTTCAGCGTCCATAGCAGATTTCCAAGTGCATATATAAGTATCATTAATATCTGTCATAATTATACGTTTACTTACTTTTTCTTTCTGCTGTTCAGTTTGTTTAGTTCCCAATCTACATTCTCTTAACTTTAATTTTGTTTCATCCTTTAATACTCTTCCAGACTGTTTTAAAGACATTTTGTGTTTAGATTCTTCACTGTGTTTAAATCCAGTATTAGAACCTCCACCTTCATTTAAATTATAACCATTATTTAATGTATCAAATAACTGAATATATTTAATTTCTGCATTATTTAGTTGTCTTTTCAATAATTCTGTAGAAGAACAACAAAAGATTTGAAGAATTTCCCATTTAAAGTTATTGAATCCATATTTCCTAATCGCTCTATGAAAATATGTAAGATTAGAACTGTATTTATGTTCATTCTTTCTTCTCAAGAAATTATTTGTTTGTCCTACATATTTATTGCCATTTATAAGATTTGTTGCTAGATATATAACTCCACTATACATTCTATTTAACTCTTTTTATTTTTCTCAACATTTTTTGAATCTCTTTAAGTTCCTCATATTCATCAGATTGTCTTTCTAAAGTAAACAATCCCTCAATAGAGAACCCTTTAAACTTGCCAGCTTTAATTGCATCCCATATAACAGGATTATTTACTTTATAAGTAGCAAATAATGAACCATCTGGACAATCAGCAAATTCAACTGGATTAATTCCTCTATCTATATCTTTAACATATAGTTCTTGAAGAATTATTCCAGGAATTACTGAATCTTCCAAATGTTCAATATTTACATCAGTAGTTCTCTTATCATACATCATTTTTTCAGCCATTAAACGGAGAGTTTCTTTATCATATTGAATATAATATTCTCCGTTTTTACTATCCCGTCTAAATATAGGTATATCACATACCATTAAACAAGAAGTAACTATATGTTTTTCTTCATCCATCGAGAACTTCTGAGATTCCCCAAAAGCAAGCCAATTAACTTGGGTTGCAGGTTTACTGGTCAATGCTACGAACTCTATTCCATCACAATCATCAGCAATAATTGCTTGATATAATGGAAGATCATTATACATTTTTTCCATTTTTTATTAATATATAAGCTATTTTAAAAATGTAATATTGTTACAATCTTTTATTTTTATATATTTATATACTATCAAATGTCAAGTTTTTACTCAAATTTGTATCTAAGATAAATAAATTTTGACATAGCACTACTATATAAGCACTGATAATCAGCAACTTACATAGTAGTGTGTCAGAAATTTTACTCACTTTAGAAACTTGCATTTGATTCTGTAACTGCAACTTTAGTTTGAGCATTAGTAATATCACTCTCAACTACATAGCATTTAACAGGTTCATTTAATAAATCAGTCTCTTTATCACCAAGTAAGTTTCGAGTGTATTCTACAGGAGTAGTGTTTAAAGCAGCAGGTGCTGCAACAGATGCAGAAGCAGAAGATGCAGATGCTCCACTAGTTTCATCTACTTCTCAAATCTTTTTAACATTAGCTATACCAGCTGCAATTGCTGCAGCAGCGGCGGCAGCACCTAAAGCTGGACCTACAACTGGAATACCAGCCATTGCAGAATAAGCACTGTTAGCTGCACTATATGTATCAATTAAAGCTTGAGCTGTTGCGAATCCTTTACCTACTTTACTTTCCTCTCCTCATATAGTTGCCATACTTCCTGCAACCTTTGATGCTAGATCAAGGCGAGCTTTTATAGATTCTTGATATTGCTTATTAACATTTTCTCTAACTTTGTTTTTCTTATTTTCTCTGTCTATTTCATTTTCAGTTAATTGCTCATCAATAGAATCTAATTCTAGTTTAATAAGTTTTCTCTGATCAGCTGTTAAAGTCTCATTTTCTAATTGTTTTAATAGAAAAGACTTCTGCTCCTCCAATCTTGTTTTTATTTGATTATTATATTTATCTATAGAACCTTCTTCAGTATCTGTTCCTAATAAACGATCTTTATATCCCTCTATGTCTTTTTTGCTTGAATAAGAGAACTCACCACTTAATCCAAATATTTTGGCAAATCCTTGTGTATATTGAGTTTTAGGAATTTCTAAAGATGGATCTTTTATATCATACCTTGCCTCGCGCATTCTTTTTAACTCAGTCTGCAGATCATCTCAAGCTTTATCCGCAGCACTTTTTCTTGCATTTTCTTCATCATCTCTGGCTTTATCTCTAATCTTTTTAAGTTCTTCCTGATGCCAAGCTTCTACCTCTTCAATTCCCCTATTATACTTAATAGCTAATGCTAATAGTCTAATATATTCATCTTCAAGTTCATCTACTGGGTCTTTATCCTCTAATCTCTTTTGAAGCCATTCATCAAATTCATTTATTACCTTCTTAGCTTCAGTAGTGTTCTTTGTAATAGTTGGAATATTAAAGAATCCACCATACTTTTTATTAGTATCTGCTACATCCTCAAATAGCTTTTTAAGCCTTTTCTCAATGTCTTTATTTAAATCATCCAACTGTTTATAAGTATTCTCTTTATTTTGCTTTGTATACTCATAAATTGTATTTGAATAATCTTTTCAGAACATTGCTGTAGCTTTAAAAGCCTGCCAAGCAGATACCTCTCCAAAACTTGTATCAGAAATTTGATTCTCTAGTTCAGTACGTTTATTTAAATACTCCTCATAAAGCTTAATTGCAGCCTGTTCAATAGCCTGAGCTTTTGCTCTTGCAGTTAATGCTTCTACATAATTACCAGTATTATTTACAAACGCATCTTCTGCAGTCTTTACATCAGTGATATTTAAACCAGTCTCTTTAATCTTATCGGAATATTGCTCTATAAACTTACGCTTAGCATCTGCAGAATCTCCAACTCTTTCGTAAGCTATTTGTAACTCTCTAAAGATAGCTATAGATTTAGAAGCAATCTGATTAGTAGTATCTGTAATAGACTTTCTAAATTCAGCAGCCTCCTTTTCAGCTGATTTTATTGAGGATATATACTCTATTATCTTATTAATAGCTACTCCAATAGCTGTAGCTAATGCAATTCATACAGTTACATTACCAATAGTTTTAAGTGCAGTTTTAACTTTACCTACTCCAGAAGCAGCTTGTTCTGAAGCTTCAGCCATTGCTTTCTGAGCCTCTGCTCCTTTTCGCAAAGTTGGAATGCCTTTTTCTACATTTTCCTTTAATTCATTAAGATCTACACCTAAACGTTTAGCAGCTTTCTGCATTCTCTCTGCTGGAGTTCCAGTCTCTTTTGCTGCTTCCTTTAAAAATTCAGCAACTGTAGTAAATGTAGGTTTTACTTCTTTAAAAGACTTTTTTGCAGTTTCTCCTAATTTACCTATAATCGGAATTGTATTAGAGACACTTTTATTAGTAGCAGATATTTCAGCAGGAGTGCCCATTACTCCTTGAATCATACCTCCTTTAAAATTAATATTGGTGCCTTCTAAATCCTTGACTACTTTAGAGATATTACCTAATTCAGTTCCAACATTACCAACAGATGTGCCAATGCTATTAAGCTTAGATGTATCAATCTGATTAAGGTTTTTGGCAGCATTATTCAACCCTGTATTAAATGGAGAGATAAAATCAGTTAATTTCTTAAACCAATTACCTAAAGTAGGCAATTCTTCTAATAAATCTTTTATACCTCCAATACCTTGTACTAATGCAATAGATGACTGTAACTTAACCATTACTTTATTTAAATCTTCTGATTCTTTCCCAAATAAAGTAATAGCAGCAGTTGCAGCACCATATCCACTAGCTAAGCCAGTGGATATTTTAGCTACACTTTCAAATCTTTGAGCAGTAGTTCTCGAAGATCTTGCTATCTGCTCATTAATTTTATTGAACTCTGATTGTCTTTTACCTAGTAATGCAAGAGTTTCATTATATTCCTTAGTACCAATCTCTAAATCATTCAGAGAACTAGATAATGCGTCAATATCTTTCTTTAAAGAGTTTATTGATTTATTACTTGACTTAGTATCAATACTAATAACCTTTTTAATTTCTGTTTGTGCCATTAGATTGTAATATTTTTAACAGTATCTTCTGTTAGTGTTAAATTCTCTGTATATTTAACTGTTCCTGTAGGTCC